CCCTTCTTGGTGCCGCCAAATGACCAATGCGTGTCAGCCCCAGAAGGCGGCTTCAACTCGCTCGCATCGCCGCCAAGCCCCATGCATTCCCAAGCCTCACCGCCAACCCGAGCATCGCCATAAAGCGCCTCGTAGGACGCCGGATCAACTGCGCTATATGACAACAGCAACGATCCGGCTTTGCCGCCCGAATTAAGGCGCTCGACATTGTTGTTAAACGTGCCCGATGCCGAGCCGGTAATTCCCGTGTGAGTGGTTCCCCATGTGTTGACGATATCGCGCATGAATATGAAATCGCAATTCTGCACATCATAGCCAGAACCAACCACGTTCACGCCGTTGGTGTTGCCACCGACAACAATCACGTTGTTGATCGTAATGTTTGTGTGCCCAATCGTGCCGAAAATATTCTGACGGTAGGGCTTGGCCGTTGGCGTCGGGTTGTTCCAATCAGCAATAACGCTGCGGGACCATGTGATCTTATTGCACCCAAGCAAGGTTGTGCTGTCACGGGTAAGCTGAACGCCATCCATATGCGCGCCTGACGGGTTTTGGTGATTAGTGGAACCCCACATCAGATCAATCAATCCAATGTTGCAATCCTTGGCTTGGATATCATCAGCGCCGCCGTGATTGAACACGTTACCCACGGCTGAAAAATTATCACATTGACGCAGAAATAGCAGGTTGCTGCCCGCGCGTTGAATGTCGCAATGGTTAAACCCGCAATTTACAGGACGCGCACCACCGCCAACCGTTCTATCGACGCTGCACCCATATTTGACGCTACCCGTTGATAGCTGCCCGGCTGTTGGGTGGCAAAGAACGCGCGTGTATTCAACCTGAACATTGGAACACCCGCCGCCAATCGTGAACGTTCGCCCCGATCCTGACCCGGTAACGGCAAAATGGCTCAGGCGCATATTTGAACTGTCGTTCAATGTCGTATTTGAAAGGGTTGCACCGCCTGCCTGATCTGTGGCCCGTATAGTTACCAAGTGGTCAAATACCCGGCTTGATAGCGTGGCGCTATCGTAGGCCCCACTATCCAGATCAATAATGAATGGTTGCCCCGCTGTGCCGCCATAGGCCGCAACAGTGCCATCATAATCACCCTCCAAAATGTTCATCAGCGTATTAAGTGCAGACGCATCGGCAACGCTGGTGTGCGCCGTTGGAAAGCCGGTGCCGGTCTTGGTCGGCGTCACGCTCGGCGCGGTGTAGGTCAGGCTATCGCCAACCGCATTGGTCAGCCAGATTTCAACCGAAGATAGGGTTTCTGCCAGAACTGTGACCAGCCGCTTGCCGGTGCCTGTGCCAGTCAGGGTTTGCGTCGCCCCGCCATTCACCTTGAATTTGATTTCCAATATCGCAGAGCCGCCATCCGAAGGCAGGCTTAACACGTCAATCCCAATCTGATCACCGTTGGTCGAGGCTTCGGTCGACACGGTCAGCGATGCCACTGAGAACGGCGAAGGCGCGGTAGCTGTGTTCGCGCCATCCACGTCAACATTGATGTCGGCAGCGACGGCTTGAGTTAAAGCCCCATCCCAAACCTTGACGGTGAATGTTCCCATCCTCTTTGTGGCACCTGCCGCAGGAAGTCCCGACGCATCCCCGCCATCGTCAAATTCAATCGCGCCATTTTCATAGATGATTGCTGATCCATAATCTAACGCGGCCGTGTATGGGAAAGTCCGCACCGCTCCGTTGACCTCACGAACCTTAATCCCCTCGGCGGTCGGTGTCGTATCGACAGCCTCATCAACAATGTTTCTATCCAGCAATGTGACGGTCATTTTAAAACTCCTGTTGCTGTAAGGTCGGCCAGTGTCGGCGCGGTGTTGACTGGTTCCGGTGCGTTGGAAACACGCGTGATCCGCATCCCGTCGCCAACCTGCCCACCATTACTTGCATAGACGGCCTCACCGGCTGCGTTGGTCTTGATTTCAGACCAGTGATCGACAACCCACACTTCAAATATTTTCATAGCTAAGCATCCAAAAATCCTGTTGCGCCACTGGCCAGTGTTACCGAGCCGACATTTACTGCCGCGTCCCAATCGGCTGCATCACCGGTAATTTTAATCTCAGGACTGCCATCCCCGAAGATTTTCGTGGGGCCACCCGCGCCATCGTGGAATTGCGCATAATCCACCAGATCACTTGAAAAGAAGAAATCAGACAATTTGAGATCGCCAACTGATCCTGATTGCGCACATATCTGGCCAGCCGTGGCATGGTTGAACAGCTTGGTGCCGACAGCAGGGCCGTTATCAACCGTCAGGTCGCCAGAGCCATAATATTCTGTACCGCCGATCTTGATGGACGCCACCAGTGAAGCCCCGGTTATATCCATCTGGATAAATACATGGGTCCGCACTCCAACCGCCAGCGGCGCATTGTTTGTGCGGGCAATCAGAACCGGAACGTCCGCACTATCTCTGATAGCAAATTTGATCTCGGCGTCGTCTTGGTAAAGTGTCCGACCAGCCCCGCCCGATCCGGTCCGATGTATCCAATCGTTTGTGGAATTTATATTGGTTGGTTCAATCCAAAACGAGTAAGTCAGCTTGCCGGTGTTGGTGAACCCTGTGGCGGTGTGCGTGAGGTAGCCCGTTGCATCCGTATCGACCAGATTTTGCGAGTAATTGCCAACATCCGACACGCCCGCTGCGGTGAAGTCTGCCAGCGTCGGTGCCGTGTTCGCTACGTCAGCAATTTCAACCGAGAATATATCGTGAATAATCCCAACAGAGTTTTCAATCACTACTACTACTTCGTCGGAAATAATATCGTCAGGTATCGTGATTGTTTGCGCCGATGTATCAAGGATTGTGCCCTCTGGTGATTGCCCCAAAGACAGTGAAACATCCAAATCATTGCCAAAGTAGGCCGCTGAATAATCAACAACCCAAGGGCCGTTGCCCACCGTGTCGCTAATGTCTGCAAGCGGTGTAAGGATTTCCAGAGCCGTGCCGTATAGGGTTGCCGGGTCTGTGATGTCCTCAATCACCGCATCCGTTTCCCGCTTTGGAACGAAGATTAGGAACTGCAAAATTCCTCCGGGAAAACCTGACCCACCCTGATCTTGTAAAACATAAAATTGCGCAGGCGGGTTGGTGTCTAAATAATCGTTTCCATCTGTTGTGGCTACACTGTCATAGGCTAGGCTTCTTCCAACCCCGTCCTCAAATGCCAGAGCTAATTTATGTTCACCACCAATAACTGTCCCATTACTGTTTCCCAGAAAATTACTGCCGGAATAGGTATTTACCGCCGTAGCAGCTAGTTCAAAAACATTCTCCCCGCCTACAGACGAAGCAAGGGCTTTGCCAGTTCCGCCCAACCCAGAAACACCTATGATCCAAGTGCCCTCGACAAGCTCCGCATCGGTGCCTGCATGGGCTTTGGCAACAGATACGACAGAGGCGGCGCGGACGACTGACCCCGTGGTTGTTGGAATTCGCGACGTATAAGATGCGCCTACTTCGAGTTGAATACCTCCAAGCGTTTCATCGCCAGTATCGTTGCTTGCCGTGCCAAGCCCGTAGCGAATTGATCCTGAAACGTCTGCACCTGTCGTGAAAGTGATGCTCACCACCCCGTTTGCGTCTACGGAAGCCGCTGTGGCTGATAATGTTCCTGTAGCATCACTGAGGCCTGTCACTTGAATGATGGACCCTGACGATGTGCCTCCCGGCTCAAGAATAACCGATAGTGTGTATTCGGTAGATGCGACGAAAGTTACTGACTGCTGCACCATTGGACGCTCAGACGTCGCCTGAAACCGCAATCCCGGCAATCCATTTGTCAAAGTCGCTTGTGTAACAGTTCCCGTCCCTACGGGGGACGTCCAATTGGTTGGGGGGGCCGCGTCGGGTATAGAGTATGTGACCAAATTTGTCCGCGCTGGCTCATTCAGAACCCCCTCACGAGCGCCGGAAACAGCGTAATTGACCGCCCGCATGTAGGCCGCTGCGCCTGTTGTCGGCACGTAGCTGTCGCCGGTGTCAGGGTTGTTCTGCATCCCGCCTAGGTCGGAACGGTAGACGCGCGGGGCTGCAATCCAAAAATCAATAACGCCAAGGTCTGGTGAATTTACCGTGCCGTTGAATGGAAATATCTTGGCCGCGCCCGCAGCGGCGGCACCTTCTATTGAAACAGTTTCCCAATCGCCGGAACCGAGCATAGAATATGTAGCTATGGCTGATCCAGCGTAAAGCAACATATTTTTGACCGCCATGTTTGTTGATGATACAACTTTCACTTTGCAATCAAAAGTGTAGTCAGCGGCAACAGTCGAACCTATCACGTTTTGTATGTCTGGGTATTTGGTCCCTCCAGCAGCATCGGCTGTTATCTTTAACCTTATAGATGGCAAACCTTCATATGTTGATATTTCAAGGATTTCCACCTCATCGATACCAGAACCCGCGCTCCACCCTGTAGGCAGCGCCCCTCCTGCCCCGACAACACCAACAACGGCCCCACTGAGGTCTGAGTAGTCACAGATATTATGCGCCGACCACTTCAACAGCCCATCGCTATCCCGCACAACCGAAGGCCCGGTGAGGGTCACGTGATCTTCAGGCGAGGCCCCTGCTACCTGCGAGTGGTAGAAATCCCCGCGAGCATCCCAGACGTAGTTTGCTGGCGTGTCGGAAGGGGTGTAGTTGGCGAGCGCCCCGATCCCTGACCGACTGCGACGACGCAACAAAATGGGAAGATCTCTTGCCCGTGTTCTGACTTTGTTGCGGCGTCTCATGCTCAACCCCTCAGAACCATCGTGACATCAACATCCGACACGCCAGCGCCGGGGCTCGGTCGAATAGCCCAAACAGTTGACGACAATTCAACAAGACCGGCAGCCGACATTGATATGTCTGCCCCGTCTGTGTCCTTCATCGTGACCCAATTCACCCCATCATTTGAGCCTTGAAGAACAACGGTTCCGCCAAATGTTCCTGTCATTTGAACCGATGAAAGTGCGGACTGCATTCGACCCGGAAATAGTGGCTGGATAGTGTCACCATCGGCCATACCTTCCCACAAAACCTTGTGGACATTTCCGTCAGGATCGGCCCGATTGAGCGTTATATCAAACATGTTGTTTTCCTTCTTTCTTCAAAAAGTTATCTCGTAACCCATCACGGCACCAATCCGCAGGGTTCCGTCCTGTTCCTCGACAAAACCCGGCATGACAAACAGTTTTCCGGCACGTTCAAGATCAACACCTGCCCGAAAGAACGGCAAAACATCGGCCCCGGAATATCCGCCGACAATTCCCAAATCCAAGAACAAAGATTCGTGTTCAAAGGTGTAGGACGCATATGGGGAAATTGTTCGCTCGCTGTTGTAGTAGGCCCCCGCTGTCCACTGACCGACCTCGCACCTTGCGCCCGGATGAACATCGTTCCACCCGTCACCGAGGCCCATGTGCAGCGACACGGCAAGGAATATGGAGCAAATACTAAACATCGGACGCTCGCGTGATTGAAAACCTCTGACTATCCCTGTCGCAAAGTTCACCGACGCCGAATGTTAGGGTTTTTAATTCGTGAAAAAATGTAAACGTGCCGGGACCAGTCAGTGTGACTTGATCGGTTCCAGCCAGCATAGAGAGGCCAGATTTATTGTTATCTGTTGGCATCGCCATATCCATGTAAACGCGAGCCGCTGGGCCAATATTTGGAACCCCGCCTTTCTCAATATGAATCGAACTCGAAACCTGAGCGATTGAACTGGTCACAGTGTCGTTTTCGAGTTGCACTTGGTGGTCGATTATGAAATCGACGCTCTCCCCCGACGCCAAAATAATCTCGGTATTCACACCATTCGTTTTGTGTTGATCGGCAACTGGCGACGATCCATGAGTGTCATCAAGTGCGGGCGTAATTGGATACACCTGCGAGTGGACGCGTGGCCGATAAGCATTTGGCACATCCATATGCCAGCCGGTCCCGTCGCCGGTCAGGTGTGCAGTTTCCCCATCTTGCAGAGTGAATATCGAATTTCCATTTATCGTCTCGGAACCGTCTGGGTCTATCGCCACCGCGCCACCAGAGGCTTTGATCTGATAAACCAAACCGTCTTGCGATGGTGGAAGGGTGAAGGTCAGCGCAGCGGTTCCAATGTGTAACTTTGAACGATCCGCAGATAAAATCGTATAGTTTGCCGCCTTGCTTATGACTTTTTGAGAAGATGGAACGCTTTCAGTTTGAAGGTTCCACACTGACCCATTGCATCTAAGAGCCGCACTTTGATGTTGGGACGCAAGCGAATAGGTCAACGCACCATCAATAGTCTCAGAACCATTGCCATCAATCGTCACAGTGTTCGCGCTGTTGTCGATCCGTTTAATCCAGATCGCGGGCTTGTCGTCGCCCATAGCCGCCGCTGTTGGCAGCGTTAGCGTGACATCGCCAAGGGACGCATCAACCCGCAACAAGCGGGCTGCATCCTCTATCACCAGCGTTTCGGTGGCTTGGATCAACCGAACATCGTAACCAACAATCGAAGCGGCAACAGAATCATCGACAATCGTTTGAATACTTCCCTCGTCCATCGCGCCGTAGACATCCGACATCGTGAAAACCAGAACATCGTCGGAATCGTAGACGGCAAGATCATATTCGCCCTCAAGGAAAATGACCGCCTCGCCCGTTGTATTCAGGATGATTGGGTTCAGGTGTGAGGCAACCTTTGCCTTGTCCTGATAGGCCGTCCGGGGCGTCGTTGTGCCGGGTTCATAGGTGTAAACCTTGCCCAGAGACAAAGGCTTGCCGGTGTCAGGGTCAAAGGCCCGGAACAGCCCGTTGTTCATTCTTGAATTGCTCATTTGCCTAAGCCCCTTTCGACCTTCTCGACCTCAGTTTCCGCCGCCAAGTAAACATCTTTCACAAGTTCATGCCTTTGTTCATACCAGTTTTCAATCTGGGTTTCCTTTTCGGCGCGGGTCAAACTCGGGTCATACTTGATTGCAATAACAGTTTTTTGCCCATCACCCAACACTTTGTCGATTTGGGCGAAAACCTTGGTCAAGCCGATAAGAACTTGGTTCATTTCGTTGGATGCCACTTCCTGCAATCGCGTCCCATCCCTGAGAATGATCTTTTCTGCCATGCGCAAATCGGCTGTCGCTGTGGCCGCGCGCTTTCTAAGATCGTAATATCCTTCGGTGTATTTCGTCCGATATGATATTTTGGCCCCCTTGAACTGCTTCACAAAGTAGTCATCAATCCCACGCGGGAAGGGCCTCGGGCCCCAAGTCTCAGTGTCCCAAAGCATCGTTTCAGTGGCGTCCGTCCAGTATTGCTCGACATAGCCCAGGTATCCCCGGAAATAATGCTCTGCCAGCAACGGCGACACGCCCATCGTCCGACCCATGCGGCGATAGATTTCCGGCGTTCTGTCTGTGAACTGCAATTCATTCGAAACATTCTCAAGGCTCGGCGGGATAACCGGCGCGCCCGTGAATTTCTGGTTAGTCATGTGGTCAACGATTGGCTGGATCGCGCCGGGATAATCCATGAACCAGAAATGGTGCTTCATTGCCCAAGCAAGATTTGTCGCGACCTCGGCCCCATCCTTGTCCTTCACATAGTCCAGCGCATTCTCAACCGTGTCTGCAAAGATCAAACCCAACCCGTAAGGCTTTGGAATCTGAATGGCGTTTTCTTTGCCCGGCAACCAAATGTGCCAGAACCGGCTTTTCTGATCTGGCGTCAATGCCTTGTATCGCTCGTCGTCGTTTTGCAGATACCAAAGGAACGCTGTAAAGGCTGCCATTGCTGTGCCAGCGGAAAAGAATGTGCGGCGCAGAGCATAGGAAGCCATGCGACCTTTTTGCACTCGGCCATCCTCGCCTGTGAACGCCTTGACCATCCGGTCGTTACCTTGAAGGGCAGCGTTTGCAAAAGGAACAATCTGCAAGAAACCGGACCACTCGCGGTTCCCCGGCTTTTTGCTGAAATCTGTCGATACTTCCCGAGCCCGAAAGGCCGCTTCTTTCTTTGATGTTCCGCGCTCTTGCGCCCGCATAAATTCGCCGACGCGCGTTGCGTTCTCAAATGCCGCGGACAAGGCGTCATAGGATGCCAGCCCCTTTGCCAACACATCAAGCGGGCCGCGTGACGGCATGTCCAGTTGTGCGCGGTGCCGCCCCTCTGCTGTGGATGCCTCGACAAAGGACGCATAGCCGCCGCCCTGCAACTTCCAGTCTTTATAAACATCCGAAGTTGTCAGGATTTGCTTCATGCCACGCAGGCTATCCCAGAACGGGCGGAACCGGCTGTCGGACAGGCCGGCAGCGGTCAGGGTGTCGCGGCTTATGTTGGGCGTGATGAACTGAACCATGTTGGTGATCGTGCGCGTATAGAACCGGCGAACACCGACGAGCGAGCGCATCAAAAGTCCGTATTTCATGTGCTGGTTTGCCAGAAGGCTATCGACCAAGACCGGATCTTGAACCTCAAAATAAACCTGCTTGCCGCCGATGATCGCCGAATCCACGTAAGTTTCCTGGGTGGTCGGGGCGACGTTATGGTTCCAGAGCATCAACAATTCCGGGTTGTCTTTTAGAACTGTGGCGATTTCGTCCACATCGGTGATGGTTCCAGACTGACCCGTGCCCATTATCATTCCGTCTTTGGACACACCAAAGCCAAGACGCAGCATCGCCTCGGCAACCTTGCCAGCCATATCATCAAGACGCGCCTTAACTGCCTTGCTGTCGGTCCCAATTTTAACAGCAAACGAACCGCCCGTGTCGCTCTTAGAGACTTGTCGGTAGAGGGTTTGTTTTGCCTTGGCGATCATCGCAGCCCGGATGTTGGTCATAACGCCTTCGACAATGTTGTCTGCCAGATTGCGGACGTTTCTGTCGCCGCCCTTCAATCTCGCCCCTATCGACACACCGCTGGTGGGCCGTCCCGTTTCGAGACTTTCAGAAATCCGATGGAAGGGAATGTAGTTTTCATTCGCTGCCCTGAAAGCCTTTTTCTGGTCCTTCGTTATCAGCCCCATGTCCACGTAGAAATCCAGCATTTCCAAATTGAACTGTTGGTATTCATCAAAAACCGCATCGAACTCAGGTCGCTTTAATTCTAGCATGGCCGCGATTTGTTCCTGATCGAACAGGTTTTCGCGGTCTTGTTTCTTCAACTCATTGGCGCGCCGACCCGCGGCATAGAGCAAGAAATCGTCAAACGCCTTTGGGCCCATCTTGTAAATCGGCCGGAAAATTTCATTCAGGGCTTTGCCGTTGAACGAGAACGATCCATCCGCTTCCAGCTTTGGCGTGCCCCACCGAACCGTTGCCTCGTAAACGCCCTCGGCCCCATTGACCAATTGCATCAGCTTGTAGGGCGAATTTTCAGCACTCGCGATTGTGCCCGTGCTTTCCCGCTCGGCGACCTTGATCCCATGCAGGTTATCAACGGCCTGCTGGCGCAAGCGCGATATGGGCCGGGTCAGAATGAATTCCTCGGTCGCATTCTTTAGGCTTGGGTCTTTGCCGATGTTCCCACGCGCTTGAGCAAGTGGACCCTGATAGAAATATTTGTGCATTTCCCGGCGAAGATGTTCAAAGCCGCGCAACAGGAACTTGTCCTTTGCCAGTTCAGCCTCGAACAGTTTTGTGAAGTCCGGTGCCTTGGCAACGGCCACATCGTATTGCGTTAGCCAAAGGCGCACGAATTCCGCGAATCCTTCCAACTCAACCTTTCCAGATTGCGACGTATAGGACAGGTCTTTCATCTGCTTCTTGGCAAGGGCCGGGGCCGATTTGCGCATGGCCGTGAAAGCCGCCTTGCGAGAACTATGGAAGTCGAGCCAATGCGCAACCTCATGGGCCAGCACTTCCAGATCGTCAAAGCTGTTCAGGCGCAATTCACCGTTGCTTGTGCGATAGAAACCGGCGCGCGTCTTGCCTTTGATTTTCCCCTGATAAACACGCGAACCGATCATTCTTTCAACGGATGTTCTTATGCTCGATCGACGCACTGGCTTGTGTTGGTCAGGCAGATCAACGCGCTCGCCAGCTATCCGAATGTAATTGGCGTTTGAGCGCAACGGCGTCGGGATAGATCGCCAAAGCGGCTGGTGGCCGGGCATTGGCATATCGAAGTTTAGCGCCGCATCGCTTGGCGGTTCCATTGCCAGCGTTTTAGCCGGTGACGTTTTCCACTTTTTCAGCACACCCTTGACCGCATCCAGCCCCGCCTCATTTGGCTGGAACCGGAATGTCGTGCCCTTGTTCATGGGTGTGAATATCGTGACCTCAACAAGCGTATCATCGCCGCGCGCCATCTTGCGCTTAATCTCTGCGGTCGCCTCGCGCAGTTTGTCCATCGCCGTTTTCCGGGCAAGTTCAATTTCTTTGCGTGGAACCGGCAGGGGTTCGGCGCGTTTCTTTGGCTTCTTGCGTGGCGCTGTCTTTTGGGTTGGCATTTTTGATGCCTGGGCGAGCGCGATAGCATTGACTTTTTGGTCCGCTTCCAGATTGTCCCACGACACATTTTCCGAAGTGCCTGCGGCCTTGCGCATGACCGCCGCGCGCTTCTTGGCGTCGGGTTCTTCCTTTACCAGATCATCGAGCACCGGGGCCTTAGATTTTGGCTTGGTGTCTGTGGCCGATGTTTCACGTGAAACCTTGGCAATCTTTCCGAAAGGCTTTTTCTGTGAGCCCTTATCCAGCCATGCCTTGAACTGATCCATCGTCATTTCGGACAGTGCGCCCATGCGATCGCCGCCCTTGCCATCAGAAAACCCGGCGCGATAGAGCATTCCGGCGGCCTTTGCGTCGGCAACGCTCAGAATGACCTTGTGTTCGTCAAACTTGCCGGTGTCCAAATCAATCTGATCGACAACAAACACGCTGTTTGGATTTGGCACCTCGCCGACATAGACATCAACGTGATCGCCATCAGCGCCAACAGTGCGTTTGATGTATCCGTAATGCGCTGGCATGGTGACTTCCCACGCCTTGCCGTTTTCGTCCGTGCCCTTGCGAACATGCCCCGCGCCGTTCTCGATCGTTACGTCCAGCCCTTCGATCTTCACATGGCCCTTGGGATAATTCCCGGCCTCTTTTTGGGCGTCGGTCGGGTCCGTTTCGATGTTCTCAATCGCCTTGTTTATCACCTCGGCCTCTGCCTCTGGTGATTTGGGCGGCGCGGGCTGTTCTTCAACCGGCTGTTCGGCTTGCTCTGCCACCTCTTGCGGTTCGGTCTTTGGCTCGGCCTCGGGCTGTGCCTGCGTTGCCTCAATCTCAGTGGTGACGGGCTCGGGAACACCCTGTTCTGGCGTGGTGGCGACACCACTCTGGGAGGGTTGAGAGGTGCCGCCTTTGGCTTCGGGCGCGGGCGAGGACTGATTTCCACCCACACCGTGGCCGCCTGTCATCTCGCCTGCAACGTATTCGTCGCCTGCAAGAATTCCCATGAACGCATCAACTGAGGTGGTGGCCGCGTTCAGCCCATCCCCGGCATATGTGGACCGACCAGCCCCATCGCCGGAAACCCGTGGCAAAGCCGCCCACACGCCAGACAGTCGATTGCCGAATTCGGATGCGGTTATTTCACCGGCCTTGAACTGTGCCAGCCCGGCCTCGTTCATAAGTTCAACTGCCAAACGATCCTGCAATTCTTGATTGAAAGTCTCAGAACCATTCAGACCCATCTTGGCAACGAGCCCGCGCAACGTCTTTCGAATGATCTGATACCGCCCGGCTGCGGAACTTTCCGATCCGGCTGCAACGCTCGCGTCCTGCCAAGCCAGCAATTCGTTAATGCTCATGGTGGTGATTGGCTTGGGCGGTGCCAGCTTGGAACCGGAGTAGACCTGATCGAACCCACCCGGTGCCTCTTTGTCGCCAACAAAAGCCAGAACATTGCGTGTGAACGGGTCAGCGGCCCCCTCGGGCGCTGCCGGTGCCTGTGTGTCCGGTGTGGGGCCTTCCTGTCCTTCTGGGACGACTGGGGCGTCTGGTGGGGCCGTTCCCGGCTGTTGTGGTGCCTCAACGCCCTCGACAACGGGTGCAGCCTCGCTCTGCGGGGCAACGGGCTGCGCGGACGTAAACTTGTCCATGACGCGGCGGCCTATCGCCTGACCGGCTGTCATTGTGCCCTCGGTCGCTGTCACAACCCCGGCCATGCTCACTCCGGCCATAGATCCGATTATTCCGGCGTCCAGGATGCGCTCGCGCGCCTCTGCCCATGTGGTTTCTGGTGTAATATAGCCCCGGTCAATTGCGACCTGTAGTGCCTCGGTCAGCATTTCCTGCGCGCTTTCGGCGGCGGCACCCTGAACAATACGGGTTAGGAATTTTGCACCGGGCCTCAAAAGAACAGCAACCGGAATGGCCTCGGGAATACCTTCGGCAATTGCGTTCAGGGTTGCATAGCCGCGCGCCTCGCCGGGTGTGAGCCCCTCGGCTCGCCCGCTCACATAAGCGCGACCGCCTGAATAGCCGCCCATGAACGTCATTGCCGGGGCCGGGCTTCTCGTCAACACAGACGCAACAAGGGCTGGCGCCATTTCCGCCGTGGCCCCGATTGCCTGCGCGATATACCACTCTGCCGAACCCTTTGGGGCATTGATATTGACCAAGGTTTCCTGTTCCTCGGAAATGGCGATCCGCTTGTCCTCGGCGTCAATCTCGGCCTGTGTGGCCTGTCGAGCCTCGCGCTGCGCTTCTTGCTTCGATGCGCCGAACAATTGGCGTTGCTGGCCCTGCTGGCTTCGCAGGTCAATGATCTTGGATTGGATTGCTGCCCGCTGATCGCGTGGTGCCGTGGATAGGGACGCTTGCAAGTCAGCCATCTGAGCATCCATCTGCTCAAGAGCGGCCCCGCCTTTGATTTGCGCCTGCTCGTCGGAACGTGAAACCCCTGCTTCCAATTCGGCCTCAGCCAGACCCAAGCCAAGTGCACCGATTGTCAGGTTTTCCGGCACGTTCTGCAATGCCTGCCCCGTCGCCTCGGCCACGCCCGGCAACCGCCGGGCAATGCGCTTTCCTGCGGCTATCACGCCAGTCTCGTCCGATGATCTTGGTGCTTCCGGCTGGTTGGACGCCTCGTATGGCAGCCATTGATCCCCCTGCTGGTAAACTTTTTCACCAGTTTCAGGATTGGTGGCGGTTTTCAACGGTTGCCACTTGTTAGATTCTTCGTTGAAAAAAACCTTTTCGCCGGTTGTGGGGTTGGTTGCGGTTTTCATTTATCAATTACAAACCCCGCTGGTAGGCCGGTGTTGTCGGAAAAATCAAAACCGAGCATTTCTGCGGCCTGTCGTGCGGCCTCGCTGTGCCCGATAGACGTCTGCCCGCGCCAAATTGTTTCCGCAAGTTCTGCAATCTTCAAAGCACGGGTTGATGACGTTTTATCCAGACCGGTGAAAACATAATCGCCGCCCGCGCTCTGGGTGTATGTCCCGCCGAACAGGGATGCCGCCCGAGAATAGATCGCATTGGAATCCGCCGATTTCATTGTTCGACCAGCCCCGGCCTCGATGTCAGCTTCAACCTGCGCTTTCAGTCGGTTGGTTTCGCGGGTCAGATTGGCCCCTGCTTCCAGTTCATTGAGCCGGTAGGTCTGTGCTTGTTCAGCTTTCCGGCTGGCCGCTTCATTCTTTCGCTGGTCGGCACGGATCGCGCGGTCCTCGGCTCGCCCCTCTGCCCGAATGTCAGCCCCTTCGGACCGGTTCTCTGTCGCGATTGTGCTGGCTGTCTTGCGGTCCTCGGTGGCAATATCCCGCAATTCGTCGGCGTCTGCCGCTGCGCTATCAATCCCGGCATTGAGCAAGGTTTCATCCTTAGCCGTGACACTTTTGAACAGTTCGTCAAACTCGCTTGCGCGCGCCAATTGCAACCGGACAAATTGTTCATCGTATTCGGGCGGATATTTTGCGCGTTCTTCCTCGGGTAGCGCCTGCAACAATTGAGAATAGGCTGCGGTCGGGTCGTTTGAGCCAAGAACAAAGGCCGCCGCCTTGCCCATCACCTCAATCCCACGGTTGATTTCCGACCGGTCAAAGGCGCTCATGGTGGCGAGAGTTTTCATAAATCCAGTGGCTTCGTCTGGATTGATCGCAACCAGCTTTGGAAGCGCCGTTTCATCGCCCGCAATCGCATCTTGACGCAGAGCGATAGCATTATCGTTGCGCTCAACGGCCTTTCTGCCCTCGCCAAGCGCGAGCCGTTTGGACTGATTGTCCAGACCAATGCCCTCGCGCTGCAATCTGGCCGTCTTTATGCTTTCGACGTTTTTGAGAACGTCCGAATAGTTAATTCCAAGCGCGTTTGCCATTAGCCAAGCCCCTTATATGTCAGGTAATTCTCAATCCCCTGATTGGCCCCGGACGCCAAATTGCCATACATGCTTGCAGAGATATTGCCTTGATTGATGTAGTTTTGCGCGGACGCATTGCCCTGCAACGTCAGTGCGTTGATGGAACGCCCGGTGGCCGCCTGACCGGCCTGCACTGTCTGAGACACGCCAGAACTGCCCAATCCCGCAGCCGAGGTGTAGCGCGCAAAATCAGACGCCTTTCGGCCCGACTCGCGACCATAGGCTCGGTCATATTCGTTTGATGCAAAGTCCTGCCCGTAGGCAATCGCGTTCTTGAGTTGTTGCCCTGACAGAACGGACCCGCGCGCCGCTGCCGAATTGTTGAGAAGTTTTTCGCCCTCGTCCATTCGGAACTGATAGCCGGGGTCTTTCGTATAATCGAAATCATCCATGCTAAACGAGCCATCTTCCAGCCCTGCCGAGATTGCTTCCACGGCCTGCGCGCCAAGTTCACGCCAAGGTGCAAGATCCTCACGGTCCTGATCGTATTGGCGTCTGGATTCGGCAATGGATTTGTCGGCGGTTTCCGACTGAACGTCTGCCGCCTTGTCGGATGCTTTCTCTTGTGACTTGGCCGCAGCGATAGAGCCAATCCCGCCAATAGCACCAGACCCGATAATAGCAGTAATTGGATCAGGCATTGTCAAATTCCCTTTTCAGTTCATTCAGCGTTTCGCCGTATGCTCGATAGATTTCCGGGCCAACACGGCGCGCCCAATCATTTCCACCCACCAGCCACACCATCAAATGCAACACGTCATAAAAACCGGCTCGCAACATATACGCTTTGTTGATGTCGTCCTCGTCGCCAACCTCAAGCACGTTGGCCGCGGACCATTTCAGATACATGCCGAGCAAGGCAGGGCGAAGAATGGGTTGGTATTTTGCAAAGAACGGCGAGTATTCCTTGCCAAACGCCAGCCACGCCAGCAAGTCCTCGACATCATCCGAGCCTTGCTTGGCGCCATCCTTCATGTCGTCCCAGATTTGCGCGGCTTCCCAGATTTGCAGGGCAAAGGACACGGCGTCAGCGTTGCCCTTAAACCACTTTGAAAGAAGATCCTCGAAGTTCATTCCATTTTCCCTGCGCCCTGCAATGCTGCGATGATCGCCGCCTGTTGTTGTTGAATTTCGGCAAGGGCTGCAACCACTTCCTGCCCCCAGGCCTGCGAATATGAGACAGGGGCCACGCTCACGGCAGCGGTGGACGCTGCAACCGTGGTAGCACTTTCCGCCATCGTTGATATGAAGTGCGCCCAAGCGGGCGTCATCACACCACTTTTGGGCTCGGTCATTGGCGAAGAAAGGGCGGGAACGGAAAGTTTCATCAGCCTGCCTTCATTTCTGCGGTTGAGGATATGCGGCGCGGAACGTCACCATAGAGGCGAATGCGCGCGCGGAAATCACGGTGTCGGCCAAGTCTTTTCCACTGTGCAATTCGGGTGTGATCGCCAATCAAGCCAAGGCTTATGAGCAACCGGCTCGACCATGTTTTGCCGTCCGTCTTGCTGAATTCCAAGGTCGCTGAACCGCCATTGCCGACCTCGCTGTCGATTGTGAAGCTGGCGACCGTGAAAAACTGACCGTTGGCGGTGTATGGAATTGATCCAATGATTGCCACAATGTCCTCGTCCACGTCCTGATTGAGCGTTTTGCTCATTTCCAGAATGCGGCCGGTCGCATCACCCACCAGATTTTTGTTGAATGCCCGGCAGGCGGTCTTGGCAATGTGACTTCCCGTCGAGATTGTCGATCGCTTGTGCCAAAGTCGGGTTGCAAAATCAAAGCAGAAAGTCTCGGTGCCCATCGTCAGGACATAGAACTGGTGCCCGTCCTCGATATAGTCCCAAGCAAAGGACGTGGCCCACTGATCCGCGAGCGGCTTCATTTCTTCCTCAATCTCATGTGTGCTGATCCTCAGAGCGGCATATCCATTCGATTGATAGACAATCCCATCTGGCGACAACCAGACAATCGACTGATCGACCTTGCGGGCAGAGAACGAGGACGCGCAGCCAAAGTTTATTGACACGCCAGTAAGAGGCGAGAACGGAAATGACCCCCCGGTCAACGTGTGCACCTCGACCGTGTTTTCGCCCATCAGCCAAATTTCCCGGCGCAGAGCCAGCACGGCGATTGTGTCATCCGGTGCAGATTCCGCTGTCGCAAAGTCCAGCGCATCGAAGTCCGTTCCATAGAGAGAGGATATAAAATACTGGCCCGAGCCCCGGCGATTGAACACAAAGAACCCGCCAATGAATGTAACCGTGTCAGCCGGTAGGAAATCAGGATCGGTGATAACGCTCACGGATGTTGTTGTGATAACAACCCCTGTTGTGCCGTTGACCGCGCAAACCACTGTTCCATTCGTGGCCGCGCTCACGCTACCTGATAGGCCAGCGCCCAAATATTGATAGGTTCCATCGCTGAACAGAAGATATGTCGAGACATCGGAAATCACGACGACATCATTTCCAAACGGCTGCAAGTTGGCGACGGATTCGCCAGCGGTTGCGAGCATCGAGAACAGCGAAAGGCCGGGTGTGCCCAGAAGGTAAACCGAATCCTTGGCCCCTTTGGGCGCACGTTGGGCAAACATGTTGACCAGTTCCGACCCAGACCCAACTGAGGAACGGCCCTTGCCATGCTCAATTGCGAATTGAACTTTCGCCATTAGCCCGGCCCGGCGGTAATGTCGTAATATGGTCGGCTCACGCCAAGGCCGCTATCAACGGTCAACTGCCCCACCCGAATGTTCTGGTTTTTGATCCGGCTCTTGTAGCTGTCGGCCAGATTGAGAACCACAATGGAAGGGATTTTTTCATATTCCGGGGCCATGACGATTGCGAGATTGAACACAATCGCCGCCTCGTATCCGACATCGAATTCAATATCTGCCAGCAGGGTTGCGATGGACAGGCCAGAGGTTGGAAGGTCTTGACCGGCCCAAGCGGGGTTGTCAGCAACGTCCAGATCGCCGACCTGCCATGCCTCAATCGGCTTGTAGGACCAGAACGTCACGTTTGGATCGTCAGGTGCCTTTTCAAACCAGATCGTTGAAAGAGGGTAGCCAGCTTCAAGGAAAAAGTAGTTTGGCCGCCCTACGCTGATTGTCGCAGACAGGCGGTTCCACTGTTCCAGTTCAACGGATGTGACCTTGAAGTCAGTTCCTGAACCATTGGAAATTCGCATGTCAGCAATGGCCAAGGGCCGCACGGTGTCGAAATCACCGCCCGGCCCGATTGTGTAACTGGATGAACCATCGAGCGTGAAAGTCTCTTTGGTTCGGTATGGGATCATCAGGTGTTCCAGCGCCCAACCGTCGAGCATCATTTTCAGACCTTCGAGAAAGTCCATATAGTCGCTCGCGTCCATGTCCAGGCCCTTGCCGGATACGCCAATCTTTCTGGCCGCGCTGTCGATCAGTTGTTTTGCTGTGATACCCACAGATTATCCCATCAGTGACGGTTCAGAAGGTTTGTTGCGTTCTTCAACGGCCTGCTCGATCATGGCCCGGATGTTGGCAACAGTTTCAGACCCAACATCATCAGGCGCGCCGAGCATGATTGCCAAGGAAACAAAATCATCCTTGAGCCATGATCCGGTTTTTCCGTTCTGGAAAGCCTCAAGTTTCTCGGCCAGAGCGCGTTCCTTCTGCACTTCTGCCGGATCTGCACCACCAACAAGGTCGGGCGAATCCACCCATCCATCGCCAATGTCTATCAACACAAGATCATCAACATCGAAAGTTTTCCCGAGTGGGAATTCCTCGCTATACATCACGCAGCGGGCCGGTGCTGTCGGCATAACGGCCCTTGCTTTTGCGGATTTCAGTTCATTTGTGACTTTTGCCATTTTCTCAATCCCTAGTTTCCAAAGAGTAGGGCGGCCACGAACAGCCGCCCTTTAAGTATTTAGGTTCAGCCGCCCCAGACGCGGTGACCAAGTTCCGGGTAGATCGCGTCACAAGCCCATAGCGCATCAACACGATATGTTTCGGTCATATCGTTGATGTCGTATTGCGCGGTCAGCAGCAATGACAGGCCCGTGTCTTCATCACGAACCCGTTTGGCAACTGGTGCCGATTCAGGCAGGTGAATGTCGATCATGGCCAGCGACACGGCGTCACGGTGGAACGTGAGGTTCTGGCGGTAAGTGGTGCCAGCCGAGCCAATGACCGTGATTGCCGCGTTGTCAGCAGGTGCGGCGGTGACGTTCTGGTAGGCCGCAAGCGAGATAGACGCGCCAGTTTTGTCCACACCAGTGACAGTGCCATCGTTGATTGCGGGCGAGATTGGGATAGTGACCGTTCCCGTGCCCGAGGTGTCAACATCAGCCGTGCAGACGAAACGCTGTAAGCGACCTGTCGAGACATAGGTGCGCGGGTTAATCTCATAAACACCGGCAATCGTGAACACGTCACCTTCCAGCATCCAGTCGGTGACGCTGTTTGAGCCGCCATCCACATTGAGCGTTGCCCCTGTCTGCGATGCACCAACAACCAGCGGTGTGCCGCCGAGCGCGCCAACAGTGTGCGGGATCATCTGTGCGGTTTCGTAGCTTTCCGAACCGCCCATATAGCCCAGATAGGACCGTTCAATCGCCGCCTTGACCATCGCCGGGTTGTTGAGGCTGGTCAGGTCTTTGCGATAAGACGCAGCATCCAGTGGGTTCAGCAGGTTCGCGCACATGTTGTCAGCGGGAACACCCACCATCGACATATAGGCCGCAGCATCAACGAAATTGTCGGACGTGACTGCGCCGCCGGGTGTGCCTGAGCTAAAGAAGAAAGCGTTTTTCGCGGTTCGGATGATCGAGGAATCAATCGCGTGTGCAATCTGCGAAATACCGGATGCGAGGTGACGGCTGGAAAAGTCGCCCAGCGTCAAAGAACGGTCGATGGAATTGAATTCCAAGCCAACATGTTCCTGATTGTCCACCTTTACGGCAACAACCTGATCGACCATTGGTTGTTTAACCAGAGTTCGGCCAGACGCAGATTTGATGCGCGATGGTTTTTTCACGGAGATTGTATCGCCGATAGAGCCAAACCGCTGTTCGTGGTCACGGTGGCATAGGCGGGTTGCGACGAGGTTGTTTTTCAAAAGGCGCATGGCCTCTTTTGCAATCACGTCATCGGTTAGAATGATGTTGTCGGTGCCTTCAAGACGGGGCATGATTTGATCCTTTGTTTGGTTGATTTTTTCTAGGGAATTATCCCCAACAACCAGCCCTTAGATCGCTGTCACCCATTCCCGTTTCACCGCGCGGAATGTTCGCGTGTCCCATCAATAGGACAGAACACGCCATTTTGGCAAGTATTACCGGAAAGCCCCGGCCCCGCCCCTTGCGGTTTCCTCAGCGTTTCGACGTTCCTCAAATTCGGATTGAGACAATTCATCAAAGGGCCTGTCAACCGGACGTGAGCGCGAGGCGACCGGCTCGATAGGCTCGGGTGCCTCTGACTTGATGCGCTGTTTTGGCGGTTCCTCTGCGTCCAGCTTTGCCAGTGCGCGCGCCTGTTGGAACACGGACATTTTCGAGAACTTGGCCGCCTTGTCGGGCGTTTCAATCAGCTTTTCGATCACGTTGGCCGGATCATCCAGCTCACTGAGAGACACAACGAGTTCCGGGCTTATCGAAAGATTTACAAAATCAGGGTGCTTTGTATCGCTGATCTTGTCCCAAAGGTCGGGGTCTTTGGCCGAAACCTTTTCGCCCAGATCACCCTGTGCTTTGAAAAAGTCCTCGGGCGGAACCGTGCCAGTCAGTGGTTCGGATTTCTCGGCCTTGGGCTCTGGCTTGGGTTCTTCCTTTTTCACACCCGCCTTGTCGCGCGCATCCAAATATTCATCCCAAGAATCGAAACTGTCTGGGTCGAGTTCTTCTGCCTTGGGTTCTGGATCGTCGGACGGCGCTTCCAGCGCATCAATCCGAGCCTCGAGTGCGGCATTTTCGCCTTTGAGGTCATTGATCTGGCGGGATTGCCGGGAAATGCGTTTTTGCGCGCCATTGGGCAAGTTGTCCCAATCTTCCTTTTCACGCGCCTTGGCTGCGGCAACCTCGGCTGCCTTGACCTGTTCAGGATCATCCTCTGGCTTTTTCTCTGGATCGTCCTTGCTTTCCGGTTCGTCCTCTTTGTCCTTAGGCAGCAGGGTCGGTTCTTCCTTGGCCTTGGGCGTTTCCTCGGCCTTAGGTTCCGGCAGGTCAGACGACGAAACCTGAATGGATGCGTCGTTGTCGGGCTTGATTGTGTCGGGTTTCAGCTCTTCATCGGCCATGTTCAGTCCTCTTTATGGTCAACAGTTTTCATGTGATCGCCAATCACTTGTGTAAGGGTTTCCTCGATCAGCTTGGCGACATCAGCCATGAACGCATTTTCAACGCCCCGTGCCTGAATTTCTGCAATTTTGGCCTGCGCTTCTTCCGACTTGGCCTGTGCCATCGTCGTTTCGGCCTCGGCGTTTGCCATATCAGCCTCTGCCTGTTTGGCCGCAACCGCCTGTTCCGGGGTTGGTTCTTCCGGCGGCTGTTCTTCCATGCCCTCGCGTTCTTCCTCGGTCAGCATGTGGCCCGGAATGGTGTAGCGCAGACGCTTGGTAATCTCGTCAGCGTCTGGCCAATCCATAACGTCCGCGATTTTATCAACAATGATTGGGGCCACGCCGGGCACAACCCGGACAAACTCAAGAAGGGCGGCGGACGCCTCAGCGCGTTGCGTGGTGTAGCTTGGGCCCGCTTTCACGGTCACATCGTAAGAACCGAGCGCCATATCGTGGATCACAACGTCTTTGCCGGTTTTGTCGTCACGAACAACGGTGTTGATCTTTATCCAATCACCCTTGCCGTTGACGTGCCGGATGCGAACTGTTCTGGCCGTGTCATAAATCGCCGGGATCATTTCAACCAGAATTCGGCCGACATGTGCAATCGAACGGTTTTGATTGTCCGAGAATGCGAATGCACCGATGTCAGACTTTCGTTGCCTTGCCGTGATAGCAATTCCGCTTGTCTCATTCGATTGCGCGCCAATACTCGCATCATACATCCCGATAGTTGATTTAACCTTGTCGGTCATATGGGCGGCGACCTGCAATTCCGCTGCGGGCATGGTGGCCGGATCTTGGCGTTTTGGCATACCGTTTGCAGCCGGATCAGAATTGTAGACGAGAACGGATGGTGTGCCCTGATTGGCTGTCGCCCATTCGGTTTCGTGGCCCTCGATCTGCTTGGCGGTCAGAACCCAAGGTGCCTTTGGAGAAAGAGCGACCCGCTCGGTTGCCGCCGTCATCCAAAAGTTATCGGCCCGCTTGGGGTCTTTGGCGTTGCGGATCATGCCGCGATAATATGAAATTCCGTCGATATTCAGTTCTTTGCCCAGAACGGGAGCGATCGGGATCATCGAGCATGGAATGTCGATCGGTCCGCGCAGAACCGAATTGGCCGTGACCTTCCACCAGCGCACCTTGAAGGTATCAACCAGCCTTTGCCTTTCGACGGTCACACCCTTTTCGAGCAGATCATCCAGCACGTCCTTGACTTCATCACGCCAGACAATCTCGCCACTCGACAACAACAGCAATTCGCGCTGAACCGCATATCGCTCATAGTATTCGGCGACCGAAACCTTTGTCTTGCCGCCCCATATCTTTGCATCACGTTCATTCAGGTTGCCGATTGCGGCATTTGGATAGAGTTTGTCAAACTGGTGGCGCGGCATTTCGTCAAAAATGAATGCGTAATTTGCATCGCTATAGTCTGGCTCTTGCGCATCCGGATCCATGACCACAGACCAGCGATTGGCAATCGACTTGATCCGAATATCCAGATCGAAACTTTTGGGGTTGGCATAGGTTGTCAGAACGCGCAGCCATCCAAATCCGGCCTCAACAGCGTGTTGCCCGGCCACGTCATAGTGCGTTTCAGCATTCGAAGAATACTCGATGTTCCGAATAAGCCCCTCGTAGACCTCGGCCATTTTATAGGTGGACGTGCCTGCAACATTGCCGACCTCAATCCCGGCGCCAGCATCATCGCTCGGCGCAATGTGAATGCTCGGTCGGTTCTGTCGCTGATCGCCGAGAACCTGATCGACGTATTGCGGCAGATCGTTGAATGTCAGAGCCGGGCGGTCAGAAAGCATCCTCTTTTCATATGCCTTTTGTTCCCATTGATACTTGCCACCACGGAAAAACCGGACATCATCACGCGCTTCGGCAAAGTTTTCGGCCCAACCTTGAAGCCCGTAGGCCGCGTTCTCGCGCACGATTTGTAGAAACCCAGAATATCCAGCCTGTTTATCGTATTCCGCCTCGTTTACGAGGTCATCCGATAAATCCAACGTGTGTTTTTTTGCCTTGCGCGCCATGAACCAACCTCATTTGGACATTGATATAGATCAAACCTGTAAGTGAATTGAGCCGCCGTGTCACCCCATCCAGCCACCACCAAGGGAATTCAGACGTAGCGGCTGTGGTGGCTTTGTTGTGGCCATATCGTCGGTCCAGACCATAGCGAATTGCTGGAATGCGTCCGCATAATCTGAACTCCAATCGTGATCGGGCTGCCCAAGGAACCGCTGTTTCTTCTCGTCGAACAACCGGTGATAGTTCCAAAGAGATTCCAGCAAGTCCTCACAGCGCACCGGATCGAAAAAGCACCGAGGCAATATCTCATTGGCCGCATCAATCGAAATTTGCTTGTAAGAAACCTGATCGACCTTCTCAAACTGAATGCCGAGCGCGGCTGCCGCATCCTGCCGGGATTTGCCGCTTATCAGTTCCCGCACCGCGATGTCGTGCGGCGCATAGTGCCCGCCAAACTGGATTTCGTGTTTCTTCTGGAATTTCAGCAACCAGTTCACATAGTGGGGCATCCCATAATCAGCGTTTAGATAGCTGCCGACGAACCGCAATTCCTTGCCGATGGGTTGCATCAGGATGACCGCCATGTTCCCGGTCTTATTGTTGATCCCCAAATCCCAGAACGTGAACACAGGCAGCACCGGCTCGATGGGAATGCGCGTCATCCGACCGTCTGCCTCGGCTTTCTTCAAGTTCTTGGCCCAATATGCGCCTTCCAGCACCTTCAAGAAATCGCCTTCCCAAATGTGGCCGTAGGTATCGGGGCGCTTTTCCTTATCATCAAGCCGCTCGTCATTCAGAACGCTTGGGAACCAAGGATTGTCACGAAAGTTCATCACGACAACCTTGGATTCGCGCGGTGGACTGGCGACAAATCGTTTATAGGTCGCGCTTCGATCTGATTTTGGGTTGAACGTCACCCAGATTTCCGAGATCCACTTCTCGCCCTCGGCGAAACCTTCCTCACGAACCGTTGGGATAAGTGTTCGCCAGGACGAATCCAGCACACCCTCGGCCTCGTCCACCCAACACAAAAGGATGCGCGCCTTGGATTTGACGCTATCAACATTGGTCCGCAGCCCAGCAAATGTATAACTCACACGCCCGTTTTTGGTTCGGATGTATTTCTCGCCGATGTCGAAATAGGCGTTCAGCCACGGCTCAGATCGGATCGCGGCCTTGACCTCGGCCATTGACGATTCATCAAGCGAGTTCAGGTGTTCCCGAGCGCATAGAATTTGGCCATGAATACCTGCCTCGGCCATCTTGTAGGCCCAAACGGCTGACATCTTGGCGAATGTGCGGGTTTTGGCAGAGCCCCGGCCACCATGTGAAATCCTGTAGCGCGCCGACCCTTGGAACAGTGGGACCAGCTTGTCGGGGATTTCAATCTGGATTGCCGTCATCGGAATCCTCTGGAACGCTCGCGGGAATGCCAACAATCTCAATACGTGACGGCGGGGTCAATGTGCCATCCGGGTTGCTGACTTCCTTTTTATCGGCAAGTCCGAGTTCGCGGGAAATGATACTGTGATTGAGAAGTCCTGCAGCGGCCCCGGTGAACTTCTGTTCATAGATGACGGTGGCAATCCATTCGCACGTTTCACTGTATTTCTCGCGCGAAACATACTTATCCCAACCGGGCTTTGAAATGCCAATAAAGAGGCAGAGCCCGTGCAACGTCATGGCGCGCATCTTTTCAACTGGTTGAATTTTCCCGCCAACAGACTTTGCTTCATAAAGTGGGTTGGCTTGCACCCATTCAAAGTATTCTATCGCCGCTCGCTCCAAATCTTCTGGCTCTGGGAATAGAAAACCTTTGCGGTGGCCGTGGTGGCTGCGGCGCTTCCAAATCTGGTTGCCGGGCATGAACTGGCCTTTTTCGTCCTGACCGTCGAGAGTTTTCTTCTTTGTGATCCAACTCATTTTGACTGACCTTTCAACGGGTCGGACTTTCGCACGTATTGGTGTAACCGGTCAACGAGGTTGTTTTCTTGGAAATGCTGGAACGGTTAACGTCCAATCATCAGCCATGATGTCGTCGGAAGTTAGAGCGGCATAAGTTTGATAACCTGAAACAGAATCAATCATCAAAAGTTCATTACTTATCCAAGCAATAGCGTTTTGATTTTTCCACCCGGTTCTGGTTACAAATATTCCTGATTTAATCAATACTATCGCATCACTGAAATCCATCATCTTTCCCCCTCTGTGAAATTATCTCATCAACATTTTTCGGCGATAACTGGCAAGGTTCTTTATCTGAATTGCCATTGTCTTGTCGTCTTGCGTCCCTGCTGTGAGCCGCGCAACGTCCTTGGCGAATTGCTTGGCACACTCATTGACCGATGGAACGCTGGTGCAGGATCGTAGCGCGTCCTTGATCTGTTCTGCCGTGACCTGTTCAGTCACCTAGCAACAGACACGCAACGAGAAACACAATCACCAGATAAACCACTATCAGGAATGACAGAAAGAGAAGTTCAATCGCGCCGCTTATCAGTCCCATGATGTCCCCCTGTTGATAAATTTACCGGGTCAACTCACCGCTAGAACAATGAAAGCATTCTCCGGGCTCATTCCCGTGTCAGATACTTTGTGATGTTCCTGCTGGTGGGAGGTTAAACCCAAAGCCCCCGGCTGCGGGTGTTAGTGGGTAATGATAAACCCAACGCACCGCCCGCTGGCGTTATCCTGAAAGTTCAGCTTTCAGAGCGGCAATGGTTGCCTGCCTGACACGAGCCCTCAAATCCGAAACGCCTGACCTGCCAGCCGCCTTGTCGGCGCGGTGGATCAAGCGTTCTCGAACAGCGTTAGCCCGGATAGCTGCGGCAAGATCGGTCACAGCCAACCCATGCCAGCGGCAATCCAGAGAGCGGCAATCGGGAAACCGAGAACGATCGCTGCCCCAACGGCGTCACCGAAAACTGAAAATATCTTGCGGATCATTTTGGAAAACCTTTCGGTTGATTTTTGAAAACATGAGATTTTGTAATCCGGGTTTGGATTGCCTGTCAATAATTTATTTTTGCCGCATCGCATTCGGCCTCGCTGACCAGACCGAGCCGGATCATCTCCCGAGCATCGGACGGCGAAATGTTTTGGGTCAGATAATCCTGCTGCTTTTTGATCGCCTCGGCGTTCCTCGTTCTCGCGGCCTCGGCAATCTCGTCGGCGCTGTGCGTCTTGCTGGTTTCTGCGTCAGCCCAGCCGGATTGATTGAGCCACACCAGCGGCAGTCTCGGTTGCTTGCTGACCTTGGCGCAATACGGGCCATACGCTCTGGCTGCTGCGAGCAGATCATCCTCGCTGACCCCGGATCGCAGAACGGCGCTGTATTTTTTGAAAGCCCCCGCTCGATTTTGCTTTCGATTGTGGGGATGCGGATAGCACTCATTCCACCACTTTTCGAACTGTTCTGGCCCCTGCTTTTTCTTTGGGACGGAAACCAATTCGGGATTTTTTCTGTTTGCCTTGGCGAACAAAGATCTTTCTTCTTCTGGTTCTGGTTCTGGTTTTAACGCGCAATGGCTGCTTTTTGGCTTTGGTTTGGCTTTTGTTAAGTCCTTGTTTTTGTTTGATCCGGTAGCGTTTTTGGCTTGTTTTCCAGAAAAGACCGCCAGTTTTTCGACCTCAAAAGTTGCGCGAAAGTTGGAGATAAAATGATTTTCACGACTTATCTTGCCTTTTTGGACTAAAAAATCGCTGATCGAATTCCACTTTTTGACGGTGATTCCGATCATGCCTGAGATGTAATGTGGATCGTTTGGC